AACTCTTTGTATTTAGATAACTCCGTGACCATATCGTTGAGGTGTTTTATTTCGTTCGTGAGCGCAGTCAAATCAATATTCTCAAGTGCCTCAATCGGGTTGTCATCACGCACATCACAGGCCACCTTATACGCCCATCGGTAGTCCTTGTACAACATACGTGCCTCGTGGGTCTTGCAGGCGTGTACGATGCTGCTATGGTCTTTATCTATAACGTGCCCAAGCTCCATCAGGCTTGCGTGTGAACGGTATGCTTTGCAGAATGCGCCTCTTGCTAACACGTACTCACGTTTACGGGTGTCGCTGTCAGACAGGCCCAAACGAGTCATAAAGGTGGAATAGTTCTGCTGAATCTTTTGTATTTCAAAGGCTCTCATCTGCACTTGATTGGTTTAAGCTCTTTTTGTTTGTATTTTTCTAAAATGTGGCTCATTTGTAAGCTATAATGCGTATGGTCTTTGAGCCGCTTGATGTTCATTGTACTGCACCATTCCACAAGCTTGTCTTCATTGTCTTGGATAATGGTGTAGTCAAGTACGAGGTATTGTTCGCCTTTTGCCTCAAAGCACTCGTACTGCTGAAAGGGGCTCAATACCTGCTTCATATATTGTCCTCAATAATTTTTTGCAGTCGCTCAATTTCGTAGTGCATCTCCTCATTGTCAACTCGCAGCCGAGCGTTGGCGAGATACATTTCGTTCATCTTGCTTTCAATGAATTGGCGGTAGTCAATAAACTGCTGCAAGAGCAAGTCTGCGTAATGGCAGTTCATCACGTGGTGCAGCATTTCATCTTGCACCTCACGCCCGTTTGCTTTGTCTGCTGCTTGCTTGGCAAGCCACATAGCCGTGCCTGCGAGCATCAGTTGCTTCTCTCTGATGTAGAGGTCGTGGGAGTCGTCAGAAGGGTACATCAGTAGCAGGTGTTTCGTCTATTTTAATTGGTAGCAAATTACGTCCATTTAATTTGAATCCCACGTTACCAATTATGGACTGAAGGACAAGCGGTGTTTCAAGGGGCGTTACACGGCCTCCTGTCTCCATCTCCTTGACCTTGCGGACGTGGATGTGGGTGTATATCCAATCCGTCTCGTGCTGCGAGTACCTGTGTATAATCACTACGGAGTCGGCTCGGTTTCCCCACTTGCCCCCTCCTTCAATATCGGAAGTCATTGGCGGCATTGGCATACCTTCGTACGGATGGCCTTTGTAGTGAACCTTGCGCATCGCTTCGGTCACGGGGTGGGTGTTTACAATCGTGGTGATGTTGTTCTTGTGGGCGAATACCCGTATGGCAGAAGCCACCTCGTAGTGGTATTCGTGCATACCCGTCTTTCCAAGTTTCTTTTGGTCGGTGGTCAGGCTGTTGTACGGGTCTATCAATGCCCCTGTGTACTCCCATTCGTTGCGGATGCTTTCCATTGTTTCTACAAGCTGAAAGGCGTTGAATAGCCTGTTGCCGTCTATGAACTGAAAGTACTCGTTGATGAAGTCAAGCTTGCGGTGCATCGTGAGTTCATCAATCCCCTGTATTGGCTTGCACACAAGGAACTCAATTAGCTTGCGCTTCAGCGATGGCACTTCGTTCTCTGATGAATAGATAAGCCACTTCTTGCCGTTGTTGTAGCTCTGCAGGAGCATCAGGTACATCAGGGTGTGGGTCTTGCCCACGTTGGCGTGCCCTGTTACGACCACAAACTCCCCATCCTTAAAACGGATGTACTTGTCAAGCTCAAAGTCACCGAGCTTGCCTGTATCAAAGTATTTTCCCTTCAACGCACGCTGAAGGTAGGGCAACGAGGATTCGTTGGAAATAAGGTCGGGATGTTTCATTGTATTCTGATTGGTTGAGCAAATAAAGGTCAAAAAAACTAAACTGCAAAAAAAAGCCTCCCGAAGGAGGCCTTTACGCAACGATGCCGAGAAACCAATCAGAAAGGCGATTCGTTGCGTGTTGCGAAGTGTTCTGCGTGCGTGGTTTGGTCGGCTGATTGTCCCGTCATCCAAGCATTGAAAGTTTCGGCATTTGCCAAAATTGCATTCACATCGTGACCTACTGCACAGGCGTACTCTACGGCTGCCTTTAGGGCAACTTGGCGGATGATGGAAGCGGAGCGTTCATCGCCTGACGATTTCGAAGCGTTGGCAAAGCTGCCTCCGTTACTTCCACCAAATCCTGCCTTTTGAATCTTGATTGTGCCTTTCTCGTTTTTTGAGTAGTCCACCTCATCGCCTACGGCATAAGATGGGGTTGGCGATTTAGCAAAAGCAGTACCGAAGTCCCCGTTGTCAAAACGGACCTCAATCTTGTGGAACTCTTGCCATTGCCCCTTCGGGGTCATTGAAACTATTTTAGCCATTGTGTTGATTGGTTTTTAGATTAGATAAAAAGAGAGGTATCAATGCTGCGTTGCAGAACTTCTACCTTTGCCTCCAATTCCATTACTCGGCTTTGGAGTGCTTGTATTTGCGCTTGTTGCGCCATTAACGCCTGTGAGTAGGTGTCTTGTGATAAGTTGAGTGTCATCTGATTGGTATTTGAGTTTGACACCACAAATAAACAAAAAAAAATCTACTCTACAATGTATCCCTCAAAAATTATTTCTGCGGTATCCTTCGGCAGAGACGGGTCGTAGGTCATCTTGATGCGGTCCACGTATTTGGGTGAATCATCCTTGACTCCTCCCCATTGCTTGAACGCATCAAGGGCGAACTTGATTGCCATCACGCTATTGTCCAAGTCGTATCGGTAGTTGACTCGGCAGGTGATGCTGACGTGCTGAAGCTCGTATTTGTCAAGTTGTTGCAGTTGTTGCAACACCTCACCGCAATGCTTCTCTTTGGCTTTGGCTCGGACTGTCCAATGCTTAGATGCATAAAATGCATTTAGGCTCGGTACCTTGCCGACTGTGACCTTGTAGGATGTTAGTCGGCCTGTTGGTACCCGCATTGGATGGCGAAGTGGTAGTCGAGCTTGGCTATTTGACCGAGCAGCTCTTGCTCTTTGTATTTCGCCTGTTGGCGAGCAGCATACGTGCTATCGCAGTTTGCGAATAGGGAAGCACACTCCGCAAGGATGAAGTCAATCTTTCTGCGTTTGGCAGGGTTAGTATAATACTGCATACTTGACATTGATTCCTTCATTTGTTGTGCTTGCTCCTGATTGCTCATCTGCTTGTGTGTGTACTTGGCGTTCTAATTCAAACTCAAGGTGTGCGATAGCCTTGCGAATGTCTTGGGTGATTGGGTTGTTGGGCTTCTTTCCTGCTCGCATCAGGTAGGTGAGTGCCGTACCTAAATTGTAGTTGTCAGGTTGGAAGTCCATCACCACATCCTTCGCCTCTATGCCGAGAGTCTTGCCGATGTAGTAAGGTGGTGTCTTGCTCATTTCCTGTTGGTTTGCTCAAAGGTAAGTCATCCCAATAGATAAACACGTGGTCGTTCATTTAAAGAAAATTCAAAAATCTTTACTTGAAAATTTGCTTATGTAAAGTTTTTTTATTTTTTTATACAAGTTAAGTAAGTTAATTAAGTTAAGTAACTTATAATATCAACCTATAAGTTTACTAACTTATCTTGATTATCAACTTATAGGTAGACCATTTCGTTGACGTCACCAAAATGATAAGTTGCGTTTTAACGCATCCAAACAACTCAAGTTAGGCAAGTGTACCTTTTCAGGTATAAAGTCGCTTAAATCGCCTGTATTATATCTTAAAGGGTATAATTACTCGGTCAGCTTGTCTACCCAACGCTTGATGATGTATGCAACAGTCAGAAAAATAGCCAACATCGCCAATGCCATATCCAAGCGGTTGCCTTTTTGCTTCTGAGCTTCCTGCGTGATAATCTTGGTTTGCACCACCCGAATCGTATCGGGCTCACACATTGCCTCAACCACGACCTTTCGGTCTATGTACTTGAGCTGCAGGCGCACCTTGTCTTGGTAGATTACCGTGTCCTTCATCACCTCCAACGTGTCTATGAGGTACTTGGTGTCCGTTACAATTACCGTGTCCTTTACAATCACAGATTCGAGGATAGGTTGAGCAGTACGGCATCCGCTAACTGCCGCAAGAATCGCAGCCGTCAGGATTGTCAATGTTACAGGTCGGTTGAGGTGCTTCCTCAAGTTGGTTAAGCCATTCATCAAAGTGGGAGGTATTTGGTTTTGCCATTTAGCTTGACTGCTTTTAGTTTTTGTTTTCGGTTCTTGCC